GAGGATGACTCTTTCGACCACAGTTCCACAAAAGGCCCCGCCATCAAACACAGTAAGGACACAAAGATGAAAAAGCGCAACGTATTCGATCAGGATGACAAAGCCTCTAAAGGTGGAGAAACTCTGACACACGACCAGCTCAGCACCATTGTTGAGGACGCCAAGAAGCCAGGACAGACTCTCAAGTCATCTTTCCTCCAGCACGCTGTGGAGTACGGTATCGAGAACATCGATTTCTTGTTCCCGGATGCAAAGAACATTCGAGACACGCCGGACTTCGTCAAGCGCAACACCGAATGGGTTGCTAGCGTTATCGACGGAACACACCACTCCCCGTTCTCGCGAATCAAGTCAATGTCTGCGGACATCACGCTCGACACCGCGCGTGCGAAGGGTTACGTCAAGGGCTCTCTGAAGAAGGAAGAGTTTTTCAAGCTCTCACGTCGTACAACTACCCCCACCACAATCTACAAGAAGCAGAAGCTTGACCGTAATGACATGATTGACATCACCGACTTGAACGTCGTGGCATGGCTCAAGATGGAAATGCGCGTCATGCTTGATGAGGAAATCGCCCGTGCGATTCTTCTTGGCGATGGCCGCGAGGTTGGTGTCGACGACGACAAGATTGACGAAGACAACATCCGTCCAATTGCAACAGACGACGACTTCTACGCTCACAAGGTAGAGATTGCGGCAAACGTTGCGGGAGACTCGATCGTTAAGGCGATTCTTCGTGCACGTCACAACTACAAGGGCACCGGAATGCCCACGATGTACTGCACGGAGTCGCTGCTCACCGATCTCATCCTCACGGAAGACCGGATGGGACGTCGCTTGTACGCAACTCAGGTTGAGCTTGCGGCAGCACTTCGTGTAAAGAACATTGTCCCTGTTGAGGTCATGGAGGGCGAAACGGAGCTTCTTGCGATCATTGTCAACCTTAAGGACTACACGGTCGGTGCGGACAAGGGTGGAAGCATCGCCATGTTCGACGACTTCGACATCGATTACAACCAGTACAAGTACCTCATGGAAGGCCGTATGTCGGGTTGCCTGACCCTTCCAAAGTCAGCACTGGTTATCTCTCGCGCAGCGGGAACTGAAGTGACTCCAGGAACGCCGACGTTTGTCGCATCGACAGGTGTCATCACGATTCCAGCAACGACGGGTGTAATCTACTCAGTTGATGGAGACGTTGTTAGCTCTGGAGATCAGCCAGCAATCGCTTCCGAAGCAACAGCGTACGTGACTGCCGCTGCTGATGAGAACTACTTCATCACGGCGAACAGCACGGTCGACTGGACCTTCACTGCCGACGTCCGGTAGTAAAGCACGGAAGGATTCAAAATGGCAAGATTCTATGGACCAATAGGCTATGCGGAATCAACGGAAACAGTTCCCGGTGTGTGGAAAGACCTAATCACTGAAGTAAATTACTACGGTGATGTCGTTCGAAACACCCGGAAACTAGAAGAGGGCGAAAAGCTGAATAATGACATCAGCATTGGCAACTCTTTCAGTATTCTGGCTGATGCATATGCCTACGAACACATATTTGCCATGCGATACATCAAGTGGTCGGGGCAGCTCTGGACAGTCAAGAAAGTCGATGTTCAGAGCCCCCGGCTTATTCTTTTGATAGGGGGTCTTTATAATGGGCCAACGGTTTGACCTTCAGACCCTGCTTGAGGGCCTCCTTGACGAAGGATTGACGGTGTACTTCCAACCGCCTGCAAATATTCAGATGACCTATCCCTGCGTCGTGTACAAACGCGATTCAGAGATGATTCGTCACGCTAACGATCAGCTATACTATCGCAAAAAGCGGTACATGTTGACTGTTATCGATCAGGATCCAGACAGCCTCGTCCCTGACTTGGTTGGCGCTCTACCGCTATGCCGGTTTGTAAGGCATTTTGCGGTGGATGATTTAAACCACGATATATACAACATCTATCATTAGGAGTAACAAATGACAAAACTTCTTTGGGACCAGACTAGCGAGCGCACCTACGAAACGGGTGTCGATCACGGAGTCTTGTTCGTACAGAATTCTGCTGGAGCATATCCGCTCGGAGTAGCATGGAACGGTCTCACAGCCGTTACTGAAAGCCCCTCAGGCGCAGAAGCATCCCCGCTTTACGCCGATAACATCAAGTATCTCAACCTTATGTCGGTAGAGGAACTGGCCGCCACCATCGAGGCATACACCTACCCCGAAGAGTTCGGGGTTTGCGACGGAACTGTCGCACCATACACGGGTGTTCTCGTTGGCCAGCAAACACGTAAGACCTTTGGTCTCGCGTACCGCACTCAGATAGGCAACGATGTCGAAGGAACCGACTTTGGCTACAAGCTCCACCTCGTGTATGGCTGCCTCGCAGCACCTTCCGAGAAGGCTTACGCCACGGTCAACGACACGCCAGAGGCAATCACCTTCAGCTGGGCAATCACCACCAGCCCAGTCGAGATTCCAAACCTCAAGAAATCAGCAATGATCACGATCAATTCGACCAAGGTCGATGCTGATGCTCTTTCAGATCTCGAAGACGCACTCTTCGGAACTGTTGGTGTAGATGCACGTCTGCCGTTGCCCACCGAAGTTATGGCATTCTTCAGTGGAACGGTTTCCGAGGTTATCCCAACCGAACCGACTATGTCTATGAACGACATCACGATCCCAACGATCACTGGTGTTGTCTACACGATCAACGGAGAAACGGTCTCGGGAATAGTCACGATTCAGGAAGACGTCATGGTTGTGGCGTACCCAGATGCGGGATACAAGTTCCCAGACGTCGTCGACAACGACTGGTACTTCGAGTACTCAGCGTAATCTGGAAAGAAAGGAGATCAGGGAATGCTCACACTACAAGTTCCAACTGCGGAGTTCTTCGACGAAGAAACTCAAGAATTCATTGAGACTGAAGAAGTCACTTTGCAACTCGAGCATTCCCTGGTCTCTATCTCTACCTGGGAATCAAAATGGGAGAAACCCTTCCTAGGAGACGATAGTAAAACTAACGAAGAGACCATGGACTACATCAAGGCAATGACTTTGACCCAAAATGTCCCTCCAAAAGTGTACAATTACCTAACAGATGCCAGCATCAAGACAATTAGCAACTATATCAACGCTCAAATGACAGCGACGTGGTTCAAAGAGAATCCAAACAAACCAAAAGCGAAGGAGATCGTCACGGCAGAAGTCATCTACTACTGGATGATCTCGCTGACGATCCCTTTTGAATGTCAAGATTGGCATCTCAACAGACTTCTCACACTTATCAAGGTGTGTAACGAAAAGAACGCTCCTGAAAAGAAGATGGGCAAACAAGAACTCGCTTCGCGCAACCATGCGATCAACGAAGCTCGCAAAGCAAAGATGAACACTCGAGGATAGGGAGGGAGCACCATGACAAAGCTAGAATGGAACATTGTTGGAGAACGCTATTACGAAGCAGGACTAGATCGCGGAGTGCTGTTTCTTTCCGACGGTATGGGTGTCCCTTGGAACGGCTTGATCTCCGTCCGTGAATCACCTTCTGGTGGAGAACCTAAACCGTACTATCTAGATGGAATTAAGTACTTGAACGTTGCCGCCTCGGAAGAGTTCAATGCAACGATTGATGCTTTCTCTTCTCCCTCTGAGTTTGGTCCTTATGAAGGTGTGGGATCTATCGGAAACGGCCTGTTCATTACCCAACAGCCACGAAAGTCGTTTGGATTAGCATATAGAACCAAACTTGGAAACGACGTTAATGCTTCTGATCACAGCTACAAGCTACACATTGTCTATAATGCTCTAGCAGAGCCCTCACAAAGAAGAAACAAGACACTTGGAGGCTCTGCCGAACCTATAACTCTCAGCTGGGCAATCTCAACAACTCCGGTAGTTATGGGTACACATAAACCAAGTGGGCACCTTGTAATCAACGCCTTAGAGGCTGGTGAAACTCGCATGGATGAGCTAGAAGATATTCTATACGGAACAGTGTCTTCAAACTCTCGTCTACCTTCTCCATCGGAGATGATCTCTATATTTGGAGTGTAATCATGACTAAACTGAACTGGTATAAAGCACATGAACGCATATTTGATTCAGGACTAAGTCGTGGTGTTTTCTATTCCCAAAACGAGTTCGGGGTGCCTTGGAACGGTCTAGTTTCTGTTGAGGAACAGTCAACCGAGGTTGACAGGAAACAGCGATACGTTGATGGGGAGAAGTATGGATATTCAAGATCTCCAGGCTCTTTCTCAGCGAAAATCGAGGCATACACCTATCCTGATGAATTCGAGGAAGGCTCTATATTTGGCTTGAGCTATAGGGTCGAACAAGGCGATTGGTATCAGATACATCTAATTTACAATGCTATAGCCACCTCCTCCGAAATCATCTATGCAACACTAAAAGACTCTGTTGATGCGTTGTTATTTAGATGGAGTGTATCAACTACCCCTGTACAGCTTCTCGGAGCGACAGCTTCAGCACATATATTTGTAGACTCAAACACAATCTACGATTGGGCACTTACCGATCTAGAAGATATTCTCTATGGAACACCATCTCAGGATGCTCGATTTCCCTCTCTAGAAGAGGTTGTTCAACTCGTCGAAGATGCGTCCATTGTAAAGATCACTGACCACGGAGATGGAACATGGTCTGCTGAGGGCCCAGACGAGTATGTCTACATGACCGACGTAACACCTTTCGAAATCGACTACATNACAGCNGTATACATAGATGCTGAGTCGTATACCGTTCACTCACTCTAGATAGGAGATCTCATGGCTTTAGTTACTGGTTTCACCGCTGCAAGAATGCTGGAAATAGAAGAAGCTTCGGTAGTTAGCGGCCTGGTGGATGTCAACGGGGATCTTATTCTCCATACTAAAGTTGGAACGCCCATCGATGCGGGGAATGTCATAGGGCCAGACGGACCAGCAGGGCCAGCCGGAGCAGACGGCCCCGAGGGGCCAGCAGGCCCATTACTTCTAGGTGTCGCCTACCCGTGGTTCGGTGAGACGATCCCCGCTTGGGGTGTAGAACTGAACGGCCAGCTTATCGACCGCACAACCTACTCCGGGCTGTTCGCACTCTGGGGAATCAAGTACGGCGCGGGTGACGGCTCCACAACTTTTGGTATCCCAGACCTCAGTGACGGTCGCACGCCGGTCGGTCAGGGTATCGCACCATTTGATGTACTCGGCGCGGTGGGTGGCGAGGTTGAACACACGCTGACTGTGGACGAGATGCCTACTCACTCCCATCGAATTCGCAACAGCCCATTCAACGGCTTCGATGGCAGC